TGTTGAAGCTGTGAAATCTGTTGGCATTGACCCTAAGACAATTAGATAATGAAATACCTAACTAAACTATTAGAAGGCGGCAATGTCTTTAAAGACAAGCAAGGTCAGCCACTTACACAACGTATCAATCAAGCAGATGTGCCTGCTACCATTGCTTATATTGAAAACATTCTGGGAATTGAATTTCCCCCGGAACGATGGCTGGGATCTACTGGACGCAAGCCCACATCCGGCGATTTAGATCTTGGTGTGGACCTAAATGAAGTTGATAAAGATCAATTGGCTGGTGCATTACAACAGATTGTGACCAGCCAAGGACTTGACCCACGTGAATGGGTGGTTAAAAAGGGCGAAGTTCATTTCCGTACTCCCATTGCCGGCGACCCCAACAAAGGCTACGTGCAGACAGACTTTATGTTTTTCCCTAACTTGGACTGGGGCACGTTCTATTATGGCGGCGCAGAAGGATCAGCATACAAGGGCATGAACCGCAATGTGCTAATGAGTTCAATAGCCAAGGCCTTGGGCTTTAAAGTAGGCGCTAATGGCATGTTCAGTCGCTCAACTGAAGAACTAGTTCCAGGCGGAATGGATCCTAACCATGTGGCTCGGGTGCTATTGGGTCCTGCATTTGCAAAAGAAAATTTACGGAATGTAGAAAGCATCTACACCGCATTGAGCAATGATCCCAATAAAGATGCCAAGTTAAAAGACTTCCGAGAATATCTAGCACGTGAAGGATTAAAAGAACCTCAACTGTCAGTGTCTGAAGATGATGTGGGCTTCCTGGGCCGCTTGCGTGATCGTATTGTGAACAAAGGCTATGTTGCTCTAGTAGAAGCAGAAGAGCCCGGTGTGGGTGGCCGAGCCAAGGGCATTGAACACCTGGAAGATCTTGTGTTCCGTCGTGGCACACAAGGCATTCAAGACGCACTAGAAATTGTACAACACGCCACTGAAAATCCCCGAACAACCACAGCCAAGTGGGACGGCAAACCTGCTGTGATCTGGGGCCGAAAACCCTCCACAGGCGAGTTTGTGCTCACAGATGGATCCGGGTTTGAAGCCAAAGGCTACGATGGCCTTGCTACCAGTCCTGAAATGATGGCAGCTATTCAGCGCACACGGTCGGGCAATCGTGATGAACTGATCAACTTGTATGCAACTTTATTCCCTGTGCTAGAAGCTAGTTTGCCCGCCAATTTCCGAGGCTATGTCAAAGGCGACTTGTTGTACATGTCAACACCTCCAGAAATTGCAGGCAACTATGTTTTTCGTCCCAACACTGTTGAGTACAAAATTCCAGCCCGAAGTAACTTGGGACAACGCATAGCCAACAGTGACATTGGTATTGCTGTGCATAGCATGTACTCTGATGTGGGTGACGCACGTCAGCCCTTGAGCGGTGTAAAGTTTAATGAAGTTCCGGGCTTGATGCTAGAGCGTCCTGCAACACCCCGGGCACTGTCCGCGGAACCTGCCAAAGTCAAACAACTTAAACAACTGATTCGCACAGATGGCGCCGCTATCAGCACACTGTTTAATCCTGCCGAACTCAGAGCACACAAGATCACAGACCTTGCCAAACTGTGTGTGGACTATATCAACACCAAGGTTGGTGCTCCGCTGAACCCTGCCACACTATTACCCGAGTTTGGTGAGTGGTTACAAAGCAAGGTAACGCCCAGCAAGTTCCGTAACATTGTGGAATACTTGGAAAGTCCTACTAGCAATACCCCTGCCTTGGCCGCTGCCTTTACAGCGTTCTTGTTGTTGCATGATCTAAAGATGGATATTCTAAAGCAAGCAGATCTAGAGCATCCAGGACAAGAAGGCTGGGTCATGGCCACACCTGCAGGCTATGCCAAGGCTGTGAATCGCTTTGATCCCAATGCATTTGCCGCTCAAAATAGACAGAGAAATAACCCTCAACCCACGTGATTTTTGCCAAAAGGCTAAATAAAAGCAGGTCCTCCGAGACCACAAACTTAAAGGAAATTTATCATGGCTTATATTACCCCCGTAAATGGTGATGCACAACCGGTATTTGCACTAGACGTACAAAACGGTCCCGTTTCTCCATCCGCTTCTACTGCCGCTACACCGGTTCAACCTGCTGGTCCTAAACTGGACTTCTTCCGCGCTGTTGCCAACACTACTGTTGTGTCACAACAAGGCGTGCAAGAGTATGTTGCTAACGTTATCAACGCTATCCAACAAACTGCCACAATCGCAATGTACCAAGTTGACGGTACTGTGTTGAGTTTTGCTACATACCCAACAGGCGCTTTCGGCAATGCCAGCACACAAGCTGCTGGTTTCTTGAGTGCTGCCAACATTACCTTCACAGGCTATCAGTTGGACAGTTGCACAAGCGTTGGCTTCAAGCTATCAACCTAATCACTCGCTGATTAAGCAACAAGCCCAGGTTAGAAATATCCTGGGTTTTTTGTTGGCCGTTAAATACTCGTATAATGCGAATATTGTGTAGAACTCTTTTTGACTGCTCGGCCACTGGTGTCACAGGACACTATAGACCCAGCCAAGTGCCTTTTCAGGATGGTGCAGGCAACACAATTGAAAATCAAAATGCCTGGATGTTTGCCAGGAATCAACAGCGCAACTGGGAAACACTCAACCAGTTGATCAGCCTGCGTACACAGGTTTTTGATGTAGAGCCAGTGGCCAGTGCGTCAGGCGAATGGCGTTTTGAATTCTCTGTAGAGCATGCAGAAGTCTACAACACTGACCTGTCAGGACTGATTGCAGAATGCGCAGGTGTACCCATGCTCACAGGTCTTACTGAAACACTCACAACTCAATACACACTGGTAACAACAGGCCCTGATCAAAACATTTGGTTTGAACCCATAAATAAATGATGGGAGCCTATAATGGACACAACTGATATTGAGAAAAAGAGTCTTGAAGCACATGTTGAATTGTGTGCCGAGCGATATAAGTTACTTGAACTTAAATTAGAGACTCTTGAATCTAATGTTGACAGTTTAAAAACCACCATTAATGAAGTGCATGATATGGTGCAAATAATGGCAGCCAAACGCAATGATCAATTGGTCACTTGGGGATCGGGTATCATTGGCATGCTGTTGGCCACTGTTGGATGGCTAGTCACAACGTATGTATTTAAATGAACAAACAAAACAAGCTAGAAGCCTTTGCCGCAAAAGAACTAATCAATTTAACTGATAAATTGATTGTGGATGATGGCCGCGGCGGCATTATTGCATTTGGAAAATACAACATTATTCCCGCAGATTACAAGTTCCGAGTTGAAATTAAAAATCAAGATACCATCTCTTTTGGTAGCAAAAAAAGTGCTATCAGTTGGTGCATTGCTGATCAGCACAACCAAAACAATCTAGCACGATACATACTCACACTAGATACCAAAAAACATAGCCTAGCGGCAGATATACACTGCCGTCAAGCCCTGGCCAATCGTAGCAATCGCGAAGATTTCTACGAATGTGTTTCCACCAAAATTCAAAGCAAGATAGACCGTCTGTCAGCCTTGGATGCCGAATTAGAGAAATGTTTAATTTCGGCTAAATATATGCAAATTAGAGGATTCTCAAATGAAACTGCAAGAACTGGCCGCCCCGTCGCCAACAAAACAAATCGCTAAAGTTTTCGAAAGTTACTTTGGTTCTAACATTGAATTTGACCGTTTAACATCGCGTCAAACTCAGCACCTGTTGCAACGTGTGCAAGGTTTGCTACGTGAGCATCGTTCAGGGTCTGCTAGATATCAAAGCCAACAAAATCCTGGTTACCTTAAACTGGTAATGATGGAACAGGCACTGACAACACGCATGGCCGAAGAAGCCATTCCTGTTGCTCCAGTTGCTGGTGCCGCACCAGGAGCCAAGCCTGCACAACCAAGCACTGTGCAAGTTAAGGATCCTAAACTTGCCGCTGCCTTGAAGAAGAGTACTGCTGGACAACAATTAAATCCTGAAGAACAAAAGCTAGTTGCTGGCGCTGCCATGATGCAGGCCGAAAGCCGACTACGTCGCGTGATGACTCGCTTGAATGAATCAGAAGTACAACAAGCTCAAGTGGTGTTGGCCGCACAAGACATGGTTGACAAAATGCAAGGCATGTTGGAAGACGTAACTGAATTACAGTTCAAAGAGTTGCCAGCCTTGGTTGACTCTATCAAGAACCAAGTGGGCATTGATCAAGCCACACGATTCAACACAGATGCCACAGCCGCTCTTGCTGGCCTGGTACAAAACTTACAAGGTGCCAAAGCTGCCTTGGATCAAGCCCTGGGCGTGGTAACAGGTCAAGCACCTGCTCCTGACGCTGGCATGGCAAGCCCAGCACCTGGTGCAGTTGATCCAGCTGCCGGTATGGCCGCTCCTGCTCCAGACATGGGCGGCGAAATGCCCCCTGAAATGCCTGCAGAACCAGAAGCAGCCGCAGGCGGCGCTGGACTGGGCCGAGCACGTAGATAATGCGATTCCGTGAATTTATAACGGAATCCACAACACCCAGCTCCGATGAACTGTTAGGGCTGGTCAATTTTCTTGCTGGCCGTGCCGACGACGAAGGTGCACAAAAACAAATTTCTCGTGATGCATTTATTAGCCTGGCACAAAGCCTAGGTATTAATGTCACACCAGACAACATTGAAGAAATTGTAGGACAACCTCCATTGAGTGGTGTACTAGAACCAATGACTCCTGATGCACAAGAAATCATATTCAAAGGTGCTGGCGATCCAGCTGAACCAGTTGCTATGCCTGTGAACAAAGCACAGGACATTGTGGCCAATGCTGCCAAATCGGCAATGAACAAATCCCGCGGCGTTTAATCAAAACTGTCAACATTTGGTTGACTTTAGGCGTTATATATAGTATAATAACTTAAAGGAGATCACTATGAAAAAGATCTTAATTTCACTAGCATTGTTAATGGTCACTGTGCCTGCACTAGCACAACATTGGCGACATGGCCACCACGGTCATTATGGCCATGCTAGATACTACGGCCATTATGGTCATAATAATTGGGTCGCCCCGCTGATCATTGGCGGAGTAGTAGGTGCTGTTATTGCCAATAGACCTGCACAAGCAGACACTATAATTGTGCAACAACAACCCATCTATGTGCCACAAGAATCTTGCACACCCTGGAAGGAAGTGCAAACACCCGACGGTAGAATCTACCGCGAAAGAACCTGTACACAATAATATGGCATATTCAAACAAAGTTGTAGATCACTATGAAAATCCCCGGAATGTCGGATCTTTTGACAAGACTGATACTGATATTGGTACTGGTATGGTTGGCGCACCTGCTTGCGGTGATGTAATGAAACTACAAATAAAGGTACAAGACGGAGTAATCACAGATGCACGATTTAAAACGTATGGCTGTGGCTCGGCGATTGCGTCAAGTTCGCTGGTTACTGAATGGGTCAAAGGACGCACACTTGACGAAGCGGCAGCGATTAAAAATAGCGAGATTGCTGATGAGCTTGCCCTCCCCCCTGTTAAGATTCACTGTTCAATACTTGCGGAAGATGCCATCAAAGCGGCAGTAGAAGACTATCGTAAACGGCATTAAATGATTAGCATTGATGACATACGAGAAATCAATATTGAATTGAGTTCACATTGTAATGCCAGATGTCCGCTGTGTGTGCGGAACTTTCACGGATTTCCGCACAATTCGGGCTATGAAGAAACTGATTTAACGCTGGCACAATTAAAAGATATTGTACCAGAGTCTGTGGTATCGCAATTGGATCATGTGATGGTCAATGGCGACTTTGGAGACATGTTGATGAATCCTGAAACGCCTT